AAGATCATAAAGTTGCACAAAAATTTTATGATTTATATGATGCTATAGATTACAGAGATAGTGCTGATGCTAACTATCCTATTAAAGTAACATTTGAAAAGGTAAAAGATATGAGAGAATATATTTATGAATCGTGGAATAGCGTTATGGATGCTAATATTAACCCACTTAAGAACATTCCTAACTTACAAGTTAGACATCTAATTATGCAGATTCTTGCATGGATGTGGGTATCTGTATGCTCTATGTATATGGGTAGTGTCATGTTCTGGGGTATTAATGCTATTGCCCACACACTACTACTTGCAGCAATCGTAATCACTGTTGGCACTTTTGATACTGCACGTCGTAACCCTGATGTGTTTAAGCGTATTGATGGTTATAATGGCCGGAGGTTGAATGGCGAGCATGATTGATTTAAATAAATATAAAGAGTTTGTAGACGGTGTAACATCAGAAACGTCTAAGTCATTAAATGATACAAGAGATAGACTCACTGAATTAGAAGATATGGGGCTTCCACATCCTTCCAGAATTTTAACAGGTGCTATCGGAATTAGTGGAGAAGTTGGTGAATACAATGAATTAGTTAAAAAACTAATGTTTCATGGTAAACCAGTTAATCAAGAGTTTAAAGATCGACTAGAAAGTGAACTAGGAGATATTATGTGGTACTGGATTCAAAACTGTTTAGCATTACATTTAGATCCTAATGAAGTGATAGCAAAAAACTTTGAAAAATTAAAAGATCGTCATCCAGATGGAGAGTTTAATCCCCGATATGTGTCTGATTCAGGAGTTAGTATAAGTGGAATATAACTCATTTGAAGAAGTTATGAAATTGATTGATAAAGGTACAAAATAATGAAAGCAACTATTTGGAGCACACCAACTTGTAATTTCTGTGTTAAAGCTAAAACAACTCTAAACATACTTAAAATTGATTACGAAGAAAAGATAATTGGAAAAGAGTATACCAAAGAGCAATTTTTAGAAGCAGTGCCCAATGCCCGTACTGTTCCACAAATTTTTATTGATGATAAGTATGTAGGAGGCTATAATGAGTTATTAGATTTTTTAGAATCTGATACTAATTAAAGGAGACTCACTACTTGGGTAACGGAAATAATAACGGAAATAACGGCAAGACACAACCACTTAAAAAGGTGAGAATAGACGATCTACTGACATTCTCACCTATTACAGATAACCAAAGAAAAACATACGAAGCATATAGAGAAAATCAACACTTACTACTTCATGGCATAGCAGGAACTGGTAAAACATTTTTATCTTTATATTTAGCTCTAGAAGAAGTATTAGATCCTTCATCAGATTATAATGATATATTTATAGTAAGATCTGTAGTATCCACAAGAGATATAGGATTCTTACCGGGTGATGAACAAGAAAAGGTATCTTTATATGAAGCTCCTTACAGATCTGTCTGTGGGGAGCTTTTTGGTATAAAAGATGCTTATGATGCACTAAAACAACAAAACAATGTAAAGTTTATGAGCACATCTTTTATCAGGGGCATAACTATAAATAACGCTGTAGTGATTGTGGATGAATGTCAGAACTTGAATTTTCATGAACTTGATAGTATAATTACAAGAATAGGTAAAAACAGTAAAATTATATTTTCTGGAGATTACACACAATCTGATCTTACTAAAGAAAATGATAAAAAAGGTATTCAACATTTTATGAGAATCCTTAAATGTCTAAAAGAATTTACTGCTATTGAATTTGGAATTGAAGATATAGTAAGAAGTGACTTTCTTAAACAATATATCATAGCAAAGTATAATATGCAATCTAATGGAAACTATTAAAAAACACTACTGCTGCTTTAATAAAAATTACAAAGAAGCTGCAGAAAGAAAAATATTAGTAAAGTATTTAGAAACAAATAGCCTATTAAGTAAAGGTTATGTTTCTACAGGAAAAGATAGTGAATTAACTTTTAATGAATTAGATATAGAAACTACGTTAAATAAATCTTTAATTAATATAGTTCCTGAAGGTAACTTTAGATCTAGAGATTCTCAATTTTTAAGTGAAAAAATATATAGATGTTTTCTCTTTAAGAAGCCTTTTATAATACTAAGTAGACAGCATGATTTATCTTATATGAAAGAGATAGGATATAAAACATTTGAGCCTGTTATAAACGAAAACTACGACGAAATATATGATCACAAAAGTAGATTAATAGCAGTATGCAAAGAAATAAAAAGACTTGTATCTAAACCTATAGAGGAACTTATAAAAGATATAAATAAACTAGAATCTGTATACGAATATAATTATAAATTATACATAGCCAATAAAGAACATCAAAAAAGAAAATTTTATGATAGAATCACCAAAAACTATTAATTTACTAATAGATGAAATACATAAAGAAAAAGGTATTATCTCTAATGTAGTAAACGGAGGGTCACACATACTAACAAATACTATTCCGTTACTATTTAAAGATTATAAATTTAATTATATTCCTTCTTATTTTGCAAAAGAAACAAAAAATTGGGTATATCCTGTAGTAATTTTAAATATAACTTTTATAAGTTTATTATTAGCAAGCAGTAGTTCTAGAAGTGATATATTATCTTTAATACCAGATAATATATATCAAGAGTATACTAAAAATAGAGGACATATATTATTAATAATATACGAACCTTTAAATAATGAAGATATAAAATTATTAGTTAAAATAGTAGAAACTAACTATCGTTATAAAAATTTACTAATTATGACTATGCATTATATTAATTCTACTAATTTCTTTATGTTTAATATTTCAGAACATTCATTATATAATTTTAAAGTAGATAAAGAAAAATGAAACATTTAAAAGTATTGATAGATAATATAGATGCAAATACAGGTATTAAAAATAACATATTACCATCGGTTAGACGTATAGAATTAATACTAGAATCTAGATTTCCAGATTTAGATATAGATTATTATCCCTCTTACTTTGCAGATAGAGTAGAAGGTAAATGGATATACCCTATAGTAATTAGTACTCTTGGATATATGCATTGGTTATTTCAGTACCAACCAGCTATTAATGATGATCAAATACCTGAGAATGATATATTCTCACTGATACCCAAAAAAGTAAGGGAGTCATATAATAAAGGAAATGGTATAATATTAGTTTTTGTATTTGAACCGTTACCTTTAAATAGTAGTATAGAAAATCTTAAAGACATAATAGAAAGTAGTCCTATATATAAAAATATAAGAATATGTACGGTACATTATATTAATTCTTCTAATTTTGTGATAGGAACTTGTAATAATTATACATTAGATAACTTTAGTAGTATAGGTAGAAAACATAAAGCTAAATACTTAGTAGGAGAATCTAATAGACATTTCTGTTGTTTTTTAATGAACTATCAAGAGTCAGAAGAAAGAAAGAAGTTATTATTATTTTTTAAAGAAACTGATATACTATCAAAAGGATTTATTACTGCAAAAAATAAAGGTAAAGAAATTACGCAAGATAAAGCAAATTTTATTTTTGAGGATCTGGATATAGAAGATACATTGAGTAGAGTATCACTTAATATAATTCCTGAAGGAGACTTCAATAGCTCAGGAATACCTTTTATATCTGAAAAAATTTATAGATGTTTTAAATATAAAAAACCTTTTATATTTATAGGCATGCAAGGTACATTAAAATATTTACACAATATAGGGTATAAAACTTTTGATCCTATAATTAACGAATCTTATGACAATATAGAAAACCCAAATAAAAGATTAATCCACATATTTAAAGAAATTAATAGACTAATTAATAATGATAGTTTTGATGCGCATATGAAACAGTTACAAACTATATGCGAATATAATCATAATTTATATAATAAAATAACAGAAGAAACTGATAAAAGGCTATATAAAGATATAACTAATGAATAGTATTTATAAAAATTTTGATAATAATACTTTAATATATAATCGTAATCATTATCCTTGGGATATATGGGTATTAGCTATAATACAAGAGGTATATCCTTATGTTACAAGTCTTGAAAATATTCATAATGAGGTACCAACTAAAGAACTTGTGCGTATAACAGATATGGTACAGAATAGATTAAGTGCTCCTGATTATTCTAAAGAGTTTGATGCTTTTGCAAAAACTTATATATTGCCTCTATTAGACGGTAAAAGATATTTAATTAAGAGACGCCCGACTCTTAATTTAGTAATACCTAATCAAGAAAAGTTAGGTAGAAAGTTACCATTCCATCAAGGTATATTTTATAAAAATGGTAGAGGACAAGGCACTATATGGATGCCCTTGACAAAAGCATATGATACTAACTCTATGTATGTAGTAACTACAAATAGTTCTAGAAGAATTACTAAAGCTCTGATAGAAAATAAGTGGGATCAGAAAATGTTTGAACGTGAATGTTTAGCAGTAGCTTATCCAGTAAATTTAGAGGTAGGACAGGCACATCTATTTCATCAAGAAATACTACATGGTAATGTGAATAATAAAACTGATATTACTAGAATGGCTATAGATTGGCATGTGTTAGTAGAAGGAGAAGAGTTTGGAGGTAGGCTTCCTGGAGGATTCTTTAGACTACCTAATGACACAGAATACAAAACAATAAATCATACAAATGATGTTTGTATAGGGTATATAGGTAATAACACAGATTATGATAGAGATATTCCGTTAAATTTACAAAGAGATGCACTACGTACATTTTGTAAAACTCATAATATACCTAATAATATGATGCAAGTTGAGAATGAGTATCTACACTGGATGCCCGTATTAGAAGATCTAATAGTATCAGAAGTAGATGTAATAGTTATGAGTAGTATATACTCTTTACCTGATGAAATAGTTAGAAGAGATAAGTTGTTAAATTTAGCACTAGCAAATAAAATTACTATATGGTTTGTTAATGAAGAGTTTTGTTTAAATAATAAAGAAGAAAAAGAAAAAATTAATACATATTTAAATTTTGGATATAAGCATAAAGGATGGATGCCGTGGGAGACATAATATTACAAGAAACTAGTATAGATTATGATTTATCTTTTATACATAATATTGAATGGTTTAATTACAAAGATCCTTTAAAAGATATTATGACTCATCAACTAAAAGATCTACACAAACCTTATGGAGGTATGCCTTCTAGCTATACAGATGAAAATACTATAATATACCAAAAGTTCTTAGATAAGTCAGAAATAGATTATGAAATTCTAAGTAAGCAAACAAATATAGATATATATACGGTATCAGTAATAAGACAAAGACCAGGAAACTGTATACCTCTACATGTAGATAGATTCTATAAACTAAGACAGATGAAACCTGATGGAGAACCTGTTAGAGCTAATATTTTTGTAGAAGATTGGGCAGATGGGCATATACTTCAGTTTGGAGACAAAATAAAATGGAATTGGAAAAAGAATACAGGATGGATATTTAATGAACATGTTCCTCACCTATCAGGCAATTGTGGTATGAAAGATAAGTATACCCTACAACTATCAGGATTTTTTAAGTAATGACAATTAGATATACAAACTTACCAGATAATAAAAATAAACCTTTTGGAGGTGCTTACAGTGTTCACGATAGAGAACTAACTACTTATAGAGATGAAACTATAAGAATGTTTACTGCTAATAACAACTATTCAGTAAAAAATGCGGAGATAATTAAACAAGATTTTCTACAAACATATAAACAATGGATGTTTAGCCATTTTCCAAGAGTAGCAGGTATAGAACAATATAATCATATGTGTTTTACACAAGGTACTACAGAATCTTTTGCACAGTTTTATATTAGATATAGAAGTAATAAACGATTAAGAATTGCTAGAGGTGAGTATTTTTATCATCAAATGATGAAATCATTATGGTATAACGATAACTTTGCTTGGTTAGATAATGAACCTATTAAAAAAGGTGATGTAGTATTATTAAGTGTTCCTTTTTCTGATACAGGTGCAGTACCTAGTGACCTAGAAAAAATATTATGTGATTGTGATAGATTAAAAGTACCTGTCATGATAGATTTAGCATATCTTAATATATCTGTTGATTTACAATTTAATCTAGATCATTCTTGTATAGAATATGTAGTATCATCTCTTTCTAAAGTATTTCCTATTGAGACACATAGAATAGGAATTAGGATGCAAAAAGAACCTTTTGAAGATCAAATATATGTAATAAATGAGTATAACTATAATTATATAAATTTATTGAGTGCCTATCTTGGTACTGCTATGATGAAGAAGTTTCCAGCTAATTACGTGTTTGATAAATACCATGATAAACAACTAGCATTTTGTCAAAAACTTGATTTAGTACCTTCTTATTGTGTGTATTTTGGTTTAGACTATACAGGAAGATTTAAAGAATATAATAGAGGTAATAACGGTAATAGGTTATGCTTTTCAAGAATATGGGATGGGAGACAAAAATATGACTTGTAATAACGACTGGGATGAATTAGAAGAAATGATTGTAGGTACAGCAGACTATGCTACACTACCTATACCTAATAGGAGTGTGATGAAATGCCAATATCCAGAATTTGAAGAAGAATTTATGAAATCTGTAGCAGGTTTCTATCCTCAACAAATTATTGACGAACAAAATGAAGATCTAGAAATATTAAGTGATACTCTTAAAGAGCTAGGAGTTAAAGTATATAGACCAGATACTCAGTATGCTCTTGAAGATACTAAATCTCCCACATGGGAAGGTAAAAATTGGCACTACCATTGCCCAAGAGATCTAACATTAATTGTAGGTAATAAGATTATAGAAACACCTACGCCTATATGGAATAGACAATTTGAAACATGGGCATATAGGGATATATTTACTAGAATGTTTCATGAAGGGTATTCTTGGATTAAAGCTCCTATTCCTTTACTATTTGATGAAAACTATAAAGAAGATACAAAAGGTGTACCCTCACTAAACAATGAAGAAATTCTTTTTGAAGCAGCTAATTGTGTAAGAGCAAATAAAGACATACTATATCAAATATCTAATACTGGAAATAGGTTAGGAGGAGAATGGTTACAACGTATATTAGGGGATGAATATACAGTACATATAGTAGAAGGTCTTTATTCATACGCTCACTTAGATAGTACTATTGTACCTGTTAGAGAAGGTCTAGTATTATATAATGGAAGTAGAGTAAATTTAGATAATGAACCAGAAATGTTTAAATCTTGGGATAAGATTTGGATCAATGAGTGTGTTGGGCCTGCAGAAGCTCCACTGGGATTGCCTTGGGGCGCAAGTGAGTGGATTGGTATGAATTTTATTAGTGTAAACCCAAGTCTTGCTATTGTAGATAAAAAACAAATAGAAATTCATGAAAAACTAAATGCGGTAGGTATTGAAACTATACCTTTAGAATTAAGACATGATAGAATTATTAGTGGAGGTTTTCATTGTGCTACTCTAGATTTAAAAAGAAAGAGAGCCTCATGATAGATGGCGTACAATAAAAGTAAAGCTAAAGGTTCAGCATATGAACAAAAAATAGCTACACTATTAAGTAAAGAGTTTGATGTAGAGTTTAGAAGAGTTCCATTATCTGGAGCAATAGACTATCTAAAAGGAGATATTTGGACACCCCATGATACTGCCTGGTGGCCATATTGTATCGAATGTAAACATTATAAAGAAATTCAATGGAATAATCTATTAACCTCTAAAACTACTAATATATTTGGATTCTGGCAGCAAACAGTTAGAGAAGCAGAAGTTATGAAAAAGAAACCTTTGTTATTATTTAGATGGGACAGATCTAAAGATTATGCCGCATACGACGATGATTTAGAAATAGAAGATTATGTAGAAGTCTCTTCTTTTGGGCATAAGTTTAAAATATCTAGATTAGATGATTGGATTAAGGCATTAAAGAAATCAGGTAAGTTATCTGATTATCGGGAAGAGAAGTAATATAGCTATTGCTAACTTGTTTTATATTTGTTATATTTATTTATAAACACAGGAGATAAATATGACTAAATCATGGAATGATCTTGCCGATGTGCAAGAAACTGACTACTCTGACCATAATAATCTATTAATTGTAGATGCTAATAATCTATCATACCGCTGGCTTCGCAGACCGAATCACGCATCTTTTGCAGATGATTTTATTCGTACTATTGAATCATTGGCAAAATCCTACCAAGCTAAACGTACTATTGTATGTTTTGACTTTGGTAAAAGCTATTATAGAATGGAAATGCTAGAAGACTATAAAGGCACTCGTACAAAATCTGATGATCCTGATGAGGTAAAACGTTTTGAAGAGTTCTTTGCTGTCCTTAATTCTCTCCCAGATGAAATTCATGATGAAGTAGTAAAGTTTCGAGGTGTTGAAGCTGACGATACTCTTGCGTGGATTACCCAGAATCTATCACAGAACTACAATCATACTTGGGTTGTATCTTCAGATAAAGATTTACTTCAACTAATCAAAGAAGATGTATCAGTATTTAATATATTTGGACGCAAAGAAGTAACACTAGAGTCTTTACAGGAAGATCTAGAACTTACACCTGCACAATTTATGATGTCTAGAATTATTGAAGGTGATAAAGGAGACAACATTATAGGTATTGAAGGTATCGGTCCTAAACGAGCACAAGGACTTGCTAAAGAGTATAAAACTCTAGATAATTTGCTAGCTGCTTTGCCCATAAAAGGTCGTGCTAAATACATCCAGAATCTAAACGCAGGTAAAGAAAGATTAATTAGAAATGAAAATCTGATTAACCTAAAGTATTGTGAAGATGCAATTCTAGCAGGTAAAGAAGGAGAAGACGCACTTGACAGACTATCAAATTTGTGAAATTGATATAGAAAAAAGTTCTACTGCAAAATACCTAGAACAGTATTATAGTTGTGAATGGGGATTCAATCAAGATACTAATCTTGATCCCTTCTTTCATCTTAGGGCTTGTATAGTAAATCCTGTGAAGATTGCAAGTGGTAAAACTATACCCATACCTACAGGTATATATCCTGCTTTAAAAAACCCTAATTTTAGGATAGAAATTAACTCTTTTACAGATTTAGTATATGAACAGGGATTAGCTCTAGCTGACGGAATATCTACTTTTGAATTTACATTTAGGAACGAAATATGGTTATTGATTAAAAATAATTCTGAGCAAGCACAGTTGATACAGCCAACTCAAAAAATAGCAACTTTTTCTGTAAATTATAGACCACGAATGGTAATAAATTATGTTGATCAGATAGAAGATATTGCTTGGAAAAATTCATCAGCTAAAAGTTATATTCAAAAAATTAAAAAGAAAATTAGTCCTGATATACACGATGTAAAAAAAGAAAAACATCCAGATATGGATTATAGTAGAGGTACTATTCAACAATATGTAGATGGAGGGTTTGCTACTCATCAGTTAGACATAAACGAAGTTGAAGGGATTATAAGACCTCTACAACAACAAGAGACACTAAAAGAACCTACAGGAGTTAAAGCAAGTGAAAGTTAAATTAGTTGGATATACACAAACAATACCTGGATCCTTTATAGGTATTAATAATTTACAAGATTTTGTAGCGTATTGTGCTAGAGTATCTAATCCTACAAATCAAATGAATAATGAAACAGCTGAGAAATTAATTAAGTATCTAATTAAACATAAACATTGGTCACCTCTTGAAATGGTATCTGCTACTATGGAGATAGAAACTACAAGAGATATTGCCCGACAACTTCTGAGACATCGTTCATTTTCTTTTCAAGAATTTAGTCAACGATATGCTGATCCTGCGGACATGGGTGCTAATTATTTTGAAACATCAGAAGCTAGACTACAAGACACAAAGAATCGTCAAAATAGTATTGAAATTAATGATGAAGAACTTCAAAATATGTGGAATATAAAACAACGTGCGGTAATGCAGGAAGCAGAAGAAGCATATGATTGGGCTATTGAAAAGGGTATTGCTAAAGAACAGGCTAGAAAAGTATTACCAGAAGGATTAACACTTTCTAAACTTTATGCTAATGGTACGCTCCGTTCTTGGGTTCATTATATTGAATTAAGAAGTGCTAATGGTACTCAAAAAGAACATATGGAATTAGCACAAGCATGTGGACAAGCAATAGCAGAGGTATTCCCACTAGCTAAGGATCTCTAATGTCTATAGGATTTTTAACACAATATTATAGAGGTCTAGGACATTCTCAACGAATAAAATTTATTGCTGAAAAAACAGCAGAACGCCATGATGTAGTTATTATGGATCAGTTATTTCAACCCCCTCTAGATTATAAAGTACCTCATACAGCTTTTTTAGGTGACTATAAAATACCAGATATTAATAAAGTTTTTCAGTTTATACAACAAGCACCTATTATAAATTTTCGTATAAATCAATTTATAAAAACTATAGAAAAATATAAAGTTAAAGTATTAGTATGTGAAGGTTTTCCTTTTTGTAGGCAACAATTTGCTCACGAATACTTTAGATACCTTGCTGAATGTAAAAAACGCAATATAAAAATAGTTATATCTGTAAGAGATTTTCCTTGGGATGAACCTCATCACAATCAATTGCAAGACTGGGTACTGTATACTCAAAATATAGTGTGTAAATATTATGCTGATAAAATATTAGTGCATGGCGATAAAAAACTATTACCTCTTATCAGCGATAGAACCAGACTAGCTAATTCTGTTCAAATAATTAAAGATATTGACTCGTTAATTGAGTATACAGGGTATGTATGTGATGAAACACAGCCTATTCATAAACAAAAAAATAATAATATTTATGTGAGTACAGGACTAAACAAAGATGAATCTGTAGTAATATTTAAAAAAATTGCTGAAATAGCACACCATTACCCTGAGCATAAATTTATTATGCCTATAGCTAATAAATATAACTCTATGGGAGGTAGAAAAAATAAAAATATATATCTTGTAGAATATGTACCAGAACTTAGAAGTAAACTAACAGAGTGTGCAGCCTATATTACCTATGGTGGATATAATGCTACAGTAGAGATATTAAAAAGTAAAGTACCTGCTATAGTAATACCTAGACAAAGTGGTAGAAAGATGGAACAATTTGTTAGGGCATTTACTTTTGAGCCTTATGATTTTTTTAAAGTTCTCACAATGCAAGAATTTGGAGGAATTAAATTAGTATTAGATCAGTTAATTTCTGGATATAGTCCTAAACCTTTTACATATAATCTACAAGGAACTTCTAATACTGCTGATATTTTATCGGAGATATACAATGAACTTTGAAGAAGTTAATAAACAAGAAAGTATGTGGAGAGACTTAGTTAGTAGAGGTGAAATACTATCTTTACAATTATTAGCACAAGAAGCTAAAAAAGATTTAGAAAAGAGAATAGCTTCTTTTTTACTAGTCAGAAAAAAAACTATTGAATTAGGTCATGATAGTTTTGAGTTTAGAAATAAAACTTATAGCACGGACACAGAAACTAGAGATAAAGCAATGTATAGCTGGTCTAATGCAAAAAATGTAAGTAAACGTAGAGCATTATTAGCCTATAGAAAAGCAGAAACAAATGCTTGGATATATAAAACACTACTAGATAAAAAGAAAACAGGACTTTTTAGAAAATGTAAAAACCTAATATTAATAGGCTCAGGAATGTATCCTTATTCTATGTTTGATATACAAAAAAAATATAAACATATACAACAAGTAGGACTAGAAATTGATGAGAAAAGAGCTGCTATAGGATATGACCTAGTAGTAAAATCACCTGCTAAAGATCATATAAGGATAGTAACTTGTGATGGTTATGAGTATGATTATAGTTATATGTTAGAAGATGATTTAGTATTTGTATCTTGTGATGTGGATAGTAAAAAATTAATGAATAAAGTTATGGAAACGTGTAAGGCGCACATTTTTATATGTGCGCCTTATGAAAAAACTTGGTTAAGATCGTTATTAACTAGTACTAAAATTAGTAAAAAAGATGGTGTTACTTTTTTCTTAGATTAGTTTTAGTTTTACGTTTCTTAGTTTTACGTTTTTTTAGTTTAATAGGTTTTGGTTTCTTAGATGTCTGAAAAACTTCAGGTACGATTGGCATTTGCTTTAACTGTCTTTACCGTTTGAGTAAGGGGATTCTTTACTTCTTTAACTGTAAGTTCACCCCCACCTTTGTAGTAAGCTAAAGTCTTTTGCATCTCTTCAGCATCATATACTTCTCGAAGGCCGTAACGATTGTCACCAATCGTTACGCTTTTTCCTGCTCGAACTGTGGCGCCGGAAAGTGACTTAGCCATTCTTAAAACCTGCCTTTTCCGCCTGGACCTTGGTTCTTAAACACTTTATTAGGTGTTTTACCACTGCGTCCACCAGTAGTAGCTGGACCTTCTTGCATTTTAGCGCCAAGATTATCAGTAGATTTTGAAGTATCACTAATAACTGGACCCATACCCATAGGGTCTGCATACCATTTTACACTACTATTAACTCCACGCTTACTACCTTTAAGAGTAGTTCCGCCTTGAGGAATCAAAGTAGGAGTGCTAGGTGGAATCGCAGAATTAACATATCTACGAGGTGTTCCAGATGCTTCTTTTTTGATCATTCCCATGATTATTTCTCCTTTATAAAATTTTAGTTATTAGCTAACGATAGTTCTTGAAGTAATTGTTTCTGTCATGTTACCTGCGTTAGCAGCAGCATATACCAAGTCAGCAGTACCAACAACAATAGCAGCGGCTTGAGCATTAGTAATAGTAGTCATCCATGCACCGGCCATTGTAGAGCTAATGGCTGTAGTATTAGCATTAGTAGAAAGACCTTTGGTACAGCTTGACCAGATATTTCTAACAACGGTAGCTGGATCACCGCTTGCAACTGTTGATGCTGTCTGAGCATTTTGCACTGCAAAAGTACCTCCAGTAATAATACAATCACTTACATGTACGCCACAACGTTGTGCTGTAGCTTTCATATCAATTGCAGGTACAGAAGCTGTACCATTGATGGTAAGACCTGATATAAAGTTCTCACCTTGAGAAGCTGTGCTTCCGTTGATAGAGCCTGTAAGAATACAAGCATCTTTTCCACCAACACCCACAATAGTAGTATTATTGAATGGGAAGTCAGTAGCAGGCCAGACGTGTGTACCGGCATGAATTTCGATGATACTTCCACTTTCTGAAAATACACTTGTAGGAAGTTCTGCTGGTGTTGCGTATGTAGAGAATGGTCCCCCAACGCTATAAGTTGTTCCATTTGTAGACATTATTTTTCTCCTTTAAAGAAAATGCAGCTATTTGCTACATAAATTATTTTTTTCGAGACTTGCCCGCAGCATTTAGAGCTATTGCTACTGATTGCCGTCTTTGAGCCTCTTTCTTAGTTATACCCAATCTTTTTGCTAAAGTACTAACGCCTTTAGATCGAGCCTTTGAGGGTTTTTTCATTAGCTCTGTTATATTCTTTGAGATAGCCTTTTTAGACTTACCTCTTTTAAGAGGCATTAGTTATGTATCTGTAAGAAGGAGGCATCATATCATCATCTAATACTTCAGTCACTTCTTGCATCTCATCCATTATATCTTCTATAACTTCTTCTATTTCATCACATTGGCAATCTTCCATATCGCAATCATCACAAGTCGATGTTACAGGAGTATCACCAGTATCAGAACCATAAACTAAATAATCTCTAGCAGAATTAATATAAGCAGAAGAAACAGCTAATTTGTTAGTCCACCAAGTAGGTAACGAAGCTTCTTCATCTGAAGGAAGAGCGTTCAGTATATCTTTGGCGTCTTCAATAATAGTTTGCATCATACGTTTAGAGGATGCAACATCAGTGTGTCCGTCTTTATTCATAGCTTATCCTTTACAAATTAATTCTTACATGTAGAATACTTTAAAATTATGGTTATGGCAAATTTTTAATCTTAGTATTAAACTAGTTTCCCATTTGATTATCTGAGTCAAAAAATGTTCGTTGCCCTGTTGCTAAGTTTTCTTCTGTTTTCTCAATAGAAGATACTATCTTACCGCACTGAGACTTACAAAGTTTAAATGATCTATCATAGCCTTTTAAGTAGTTTTGTAGCTTAGCCCAGTACTCATAACTTAAAATCTTTTCTAAAGGTACATGAAGCCCATTAAATAAATTTTCGAATTTAGGTGGGTAATAAAAACGAGATTGTTGTTCATCATAGTAATGCCCACCAGTCCAACAACATCTAAACACTAGGCCTTCTGGAGAGATATACCATTTACCCCAATTATCCCAAACACACTTAATAACGCGTTCAGCATTGTCCATATTTTCTTTATTCTTTTTAGAATGTATAAAATTACCTGTTTTAGGTGCGAATACATCTCTTGAAGTTTTAACAGTAGAAAAAGTATGAAAACTATGATCTACAGCCATTTTCCTAGCTTCTTCTACTTGATGTTTATTATGTTCAAAAACAATATATTTCCAATGCACTTGTGCATTACCTGCTTTAATAACCGAGCAAGCATTACTAAATACATCTTCAAATTTAGTATTAATACGGTATTTTGAATGAGTGTCTGATAAACCATCCATATCAAAATTAATTATATCACGTTTTGTTAGTATATTACCTACATCTGTCCAATAATCATGACCATGAATACCTCCATTAGTATGAATTAATATTCTTGTATCATGTTCTTTAACGTATGTTATAATTTCACGAAACTGTTTATTCATTACAGAATCACCAAAATTACCATTAATAACTAACCAGTCTAAGTTTCTAAGTAACTCAGGATAAAATAGTTCTTTAAACTTACTTAATGATATAGTATATTTCTTATCATTTAAGTTAACACGAAGAGGTTTAACTCTATGACAAGCAGGACACTTAGCATTACATCTGAAAGTTAGTTCTGTTGTTAGTTGTCTATATTTTTTCATTAGGCTGGCGGATTAAGAGTTACAATTTGCACAGTCAAACCTGACGGAATAGCTGCGTCAGTAAAAGTAACTTTACCAGATGCAGGAGTATATATATAATCAGTTGTTTTAGTCTGTGTAATTCCATTAAGAGTTACTACAACATTATTAATAGCCACAGGATTGGCTCCTGGAGGAGTAGCTACAAAAAAGTTATTACTTCCTGTTCCTTCTCCTGTAGCACTTGCTGCAACATTTATAAGTTGTTTTAGTCCTAATGCTACATTAGAAGAGACTATGTTAATATTAGCATTTAGTCTTTGAAATGTTATATAGTCATTAGCTTGAAATCCTGCAGTACTTCCTTTAGTATCTAGTTGTGTCTGAATAGAACTGGTAGCATCTAAAAAAGCTAATTCAGTAGAGGTAACAGATGCTAAAGCAGCTACTTTACCGCTACCATCGGATACTAAAGCTCTTGAGGCAGTAAGATTCCCAGTAGTAATAGTAGATACAGCACCTGCTATATTTGCCGCTCTTCTAGCTTCTATACCTACGGCCTCAGTAACAACAGCGGCAGCATTACTTACTCCAGCAGTTAACTGAGTTTGTATTGCACTAGTAACGCCATCTAGATAACCAAGTTCTGTACTAGTAACATCTGAAATAGCAATCTTACCACTACCATCAGAAGCTAAAGCACGGGAAGCTGTAAGATTATCTTTATAAACAGTAGATACAGCACCAGATCTATTATCAGTAATAGCAGTATTTAAATCTGCTCCATTATATTTTAATGTACCTACTACTAAATTAGCTAAACCTGTAGGACTAATAATAACATTAGAGTCAGGATCTCTTGTCTCTGCCATAGTAAACGAAAAAGTAGATTCATCATAGTAGATAGCAGCATTACCATCGTTACCTCTATTCATAAGAATACCTACATCAGCAGCAGAAGCACCTGATACAGAATTAGCTAAGAATAAGAATCTATCTTGTATAACTGCATTAATAGTATTAGCTGTAACACTATCACCAAGTACTGTTAAATTACCTTGAATGATTAAATCATCACCCATAGTAACTCCACCAGTAAAGTTTTTAGTACCAGCAAGTACTCCTGCAATATTAGCTTCTGCTGCTACTACATTAGCATGAACAGTATTAGTATTTGTAACACCTGCGTTAAGTTGAGTTTGAATAGCACTAGTAACGCCATCTACGTAACCAAGTTCTGTACTAGTAACATCTGAAATAGCTACTTTACCACTACCACTAGATACAAGTGCTCTAGAAGCTGTTAAATCTGCTGTTGTTATAGTGGATACTGCACCAGCAATATTATTTACTCTTCTATTCTCAACTATTGTTACATTACCTGAAACTGTATCAACATTATTAGTAGTAGCATTAATACGTGATTCTGCAGCAGTAAATGTAACAAAATCATTAGATTTAGCTGCATTAAATACAGCAGTATTGGCAGATATTATATTAGCTTGTGCTGCTACCACATTAGCATGAACAACATTAATATTACTTTGTAATAAATTTACGTTAGTAGTTAAACTAGCAGCATTTGCACTAGCGGCTAAATGCTTAGCCTCAATAGACTTTATACCATATAGTCTTGTTACTATAGAACCATTAGCCATTTTTTCTGCAGAAACTGCATTAGACTCTAAAACTGTAGATGTTACACGCGTAAGCGCCATATTCGCTCCTTAACTACTCATCTTCTAGTTGTTCAAAAAACTCAGCTAAAAAGTCCTTTTGCGGTAAAGTAGTGTTATTAAATTTTTCTTCTATCTGAGAAGATATAGTTTTTTTATTAGGTACATTAACTATTTCTTTATTATCATCTGATAATTCTTCAAAAAACTCAGCTAAAAAGTCCTTTTGCTCTAAAGGTTCTGAATCACCTTCTTCAAAAAACTCTTTTATAAAGTCTTCAACTTGTTCATCAATTGTCGGAGGCTTTAGTATTTCATCATAAGTTAAGTCTACACATACTTTTATTGCAAGTCGTTTAACATAGTCAATAGTATCTTGATCTAATTCTTCACTTTTATCAAGCCATTGACGTTCACTTACGTAACTATTACCTCTTTGTTCATAATAAATACCAATAATAGTACCTGCAACTAGCTCTTCTATTTTTGGTTCTTTTTCTATTAATTTAGCGAAAGGAAAAGCTCTGCTAACCATATCATTACTTTTATCCTCTTCTATAAGTCTGTATTCAAAAAATACAAATTTTTGAAACATCTCATCTATATGAACTTTAATATATTCCATTATTCCCTCTTATGTTTTTATCATATAACGTGCGACAGCATGTGGAACCACAGCTGTATGTGTGTGACCACCAGCAGTAACGCCAGATATCACAGCGGCAGTACTACTATCTTTAGCGCTAGTAGCGACAGAAGTAGTAGCTAAACTTAAGGCAGCAGAGCCTGAAGCAGTAGTAATAGTTCCTCCAGAGGCAAAAGCACCAGCTCCTGGTCCCAAAGAAAATGTAGAAGATTCTCCTATTAAGACTTTACTTTCAAAATTAGGAACATTAAAGGTTGTAGAACCATTTCCTGCTCCATAGACAGTACCTGTTACTGCAAATAAAGCAGCATAAGTTGTTCTAGTAACTGCTTGCCCATTACATTCTAACCAACCAGTAGGTACTGTACCTGCCATAGCTACAATAACTCCTGCCGGTAATAAAGGTACTGGTGCAGTACCAGACCCTGTTATAGCAGAAGATAGTACAACATTTGCTGCTATAGGTGCGTAAGTACCATCTTGTTGTACAATATTTAAACCATTTTTAGTAGATGCGACACCTGGTTGATGTGCTAAAGATACATTAGCACTAGAACTACCAAAATTAAATAGTATAGCTGTATTGTCCGAAGAACCTAAACTTGATACTTTAAGAGCTGCGTGTCCTACTCCTATAGCTTCTGGAAACCATTTTTTACCTCCACCTGCAGTACTTGCAGTTACTGTAAGATTATTAGTAGATACACCACTTGTAGTTAAATTAACTCTATCAGAAGTAACACCACTAATAGCAATCATAGTATTTACAACAGATCCATTAGTAGGAGGTATGCCTACATCAATAAAATCAGCAGCAGTTCTATTATTAGCAGTTACAAGATATAATCTAGCATTAGCTGCGGTAGCACCTGCAGTAACAGTAGTAGCTAATTCGCCTATTTCATAAGAAGGAGCATTAGCCATCATTACTGTGATACCATTCTCATTACGATGACCTATACCACTTCTAGTGAAATTACCACCAATTGGAGAAGACTTTTTATTACCAGCATCAGACACGAATAAAGCATTAACATTAGAATTAGCAAAATGCATAATAGTACCATCGGGTACACTTATACCCTCACCAGATGCTGATATATTTACTGTAGCAGGGGGACTTGAGCTTCTAAAATTAGTTAATAATGAACGTAAAGAGTTATTAAACTGAGTACGAGAAGCATTCAGTGAAGTACCTGCTGTAGGTTCTATATACGTATTTGAATCTTGTAATGCCATTTAAACTCCTGTTGCTGTCATCATCACAGACATCCCTGCAGAGGTAGAACCTGCACTTCCGTCACTACTTTTAAATACTTGATAACTAACTGCTTGATTTGAAGCAGCTGTAGTTACCACTATGTGAGGCTTGTTTGAGTCTTCATCTAATAGTGCGTAACTTATAACAGGCCTATTTAAGAAGCCTGCACTAGTAATATCTATAGTTTTAGTAGTAGCATTATATGCAGTAGTATCTGTAAAAGTAACTGTATCCTTTTCTATAGTATACCTAAATTTATCAATTGTAAAGTCAAATTCTTCGGGTTGATCATTTTTTAAGATAAATTTTAACTGGAATTGTCTGAATGTTCTAGTTCCGGCTTGATAAGTTTGATAACCATCATTAACAGTACCACCTACAAACTGACTAATAATTACATTACCATTTGCATGAAATAACTGAGCATCAGCAGCAGTAGTAGTTCTAATTTGTGTTTGTGCTGTAATAGCTCCTAATGTACCTGCAAAAGTATCACCAGAGCCTGTATCATTATATTGTTTTAAATTTACTAATTTATAGTTAGAAGCCACACTTGTTATATTAGCTAAAGCATTACCGCCAGTAGCATCTCCATTTGCATGATAAGTAGCACCCAGTCTAATTTCATCAACATCTATGACTCCCGCTATTAGTGCATAGGAGTTTGAATTTGAATAGTCACCTTCATCTACTACACCAGAAGAAGTATATGTACCAAAACCACTAGAATTAAGAGCTGCAGTTCTACCTGTATCAGTATATAGTTGTATAGTAGTTGTAGAAGGAGCATTTACATAAAGTTCTCTATCATTTATCTCTGTCATACCCTTTACATCATGAATAATAACTCTATCACCATTAGCTATACCATGAACACCATCAGTAGTTATAACTGCAGGACTAGCTTTTGTAATTCCTGTAATAGATATAACATTACCAGTATATTGACCATCATTCCAGATAGCAAAAACATTACCATCAGTACCACCGCTCATCATAGTTTGATTATTTGAATCAAATCTTGGATTTATCACAGCAGTATTGCTAAACCCTAACACATGACCAATTCCACCAAATTGAACTTCTTTTAGTACACCACTAGTACCTGATACTTCTGTAACACCTGATATATACGTCTCTTTAGTATCTGTCCAATTAGTTTGCACAGATTGAGTAGCTTCGATATCCACAAATATAGAACCGGTCACTGTTGATCCAAAATCTCTAATTTGGGTTATATACTCAGCAGTACCTGTAGCCAATAAGTCAGTAGCAGCAGAAATAGCAGACCAACCAGTAGAAGTACCATTAGCATTATCTGTAGTACTAGAATCAAATGGTGAGTCAGACTTATTAAAAGCTAAACCACCCGTATTAGAATCTGCAAAAGAAGGAAAATTGTCTTCTCCTGCATTTGTATTAGTTATAGAAGTAAAATTAACAGAAGGACTGTCTTCACTAAATGCAGCTACCACGCTACTTCTAATAGGTCGAGAAGTAACAAGAGTAATTGAAACTACATCATCACTAAAGTTACCGCTAGTATCTCTAGTTCTTGCAAAGTAAGTAAATTCTCCAAAAGTATCTATAGGTATAGACTTACGAGCAGTACCTGCAGATACTGTTACTAAATCATCTGCTATAACAAAATTATCTATACTATTTGTTAATGTTCCTGGTAATCTTTTTATTACTACTTCTTTAAGATCAATATCTGCTAATTCTCCGTCTGCTGTACGCACATAAGACCATAGTAAAGTAATTTGATCAGTTTGTTGTCCACCAGTAAAATTAAATATATTTGCTGGTTTAGCTGTTTTACCAATAATAGATTTAGTTAAAGTAGCTTCTAAACCTCTTATAGTTTTATTCAAAGGAACTATTCTGAAAATAATATTTCTAGTATCACTAGTTAAACCTCTATTTACACCATTTACAGTAAATCTAATTTTATTATCAGCATCAACACCTGAAGCAGGTACTTTTACCGTGTTAAAAGAGGTTAAATCAGTACCTCCATCATCTACACCTACATCGTCAACACTATCTAATTTATAAGATATTTCATAGTCAGTAACTTCTTGACCCGTAATATGATCAAATTGTACAGTTACCCTAACAGCAGCTCCACCAGTTTGTTCACGATACAAAGATTCTATAATAGCACCATTCTGTACTTTTTGTATAGGAATAGAACCCACATTAATAGATTTAGTATTATAAGCACTAGTTCTACCACCTCTAGCTTTATTCCTAGCCCTAATTGAGGTTGTGCCTAGTTGTAAATCAGGTATTTTATTATCTTTAGTTAAAAATATTGATTCAAATTCTGAACCTGTTTCTAGTCTATATACTCTATTATTAGCTAAATGAAACTTACCAGGATATTCTGATGTGTCATAGTCAAAAGTACCTGTACCACCACTTACATTACTTATAGATCCTAAAGGATCTCTAGATATATTTACAAATAATAATCCGCCTAAATTAGAAGTAGGTTTGGTAGCTGTGTGCACTCTATATATATAATTAGCAGTTAAAGCTGCATTATATTTAGGAGAAGCAGGGTCATAACTATTAGTAGCAATACTAAATACATTAGATGCTAAAGATTGTACATTATCTCCTATTTCAAATATGGGCACATTATAATCATCTACTTCTGCTCTAAATGCAGAATCTTCGGCACTAGTTGCATATACTATATTTGCATTCATTTGTACATTAGTATGATTTAGAGTAAACTGACCTGTGCTTTTTTCTATACCATCTACTAAGAATCTAACAAAAGCTACGTCTCTAGGTCTTACAGGTAAATCAATAGTTATACTATCTGTACCATTTATTTCTCCAGATTTTACATATGTTTGAGTAGATCCAGATACATAGAAACTATTATTTGAATAGTGTCTAGAATCTAAAAGTTGATTTAAAGTAACATAAAAAGGAGCATCTGGAATTTTATTAACAAGATTAACACTATCTGTAGTTTTATTTTCAATTTTTATTTTATCAGTAGCAGTAGTAAATCCTACAATAGGTTGACTAAGAGCTGTAACAATACCAGCAAAACCTACAAAATTTATAGCGCTTTGTTGTTCAGTTTTTTCATTGATAGGTATAGTAATATTATCCGTACCTTTTAAAGTACCAAAAACACTATCATCATTTGCATCTAGTATATTAGATTGAAAATTTTCATCGAATACTTGACCAAAACCTTGTACAGTTAATTCTATATTACCAGTAGTAGTTCCACTAGCTGTATCTACAACATTAACATCAGTACATAATAATTTTATTTCTCCTACACCACTAGTAAAACCATTCTTACCTGATAAAGTAGCAGGATTAATTTCGCCTACTAATACATTAGAATGTTCTACACTTATACTTTGATTATTAAGACCAGATAAGTTAGCAGTTGTTAATAAAGTACTTTCTAAAGGATTAGAAAGTTCATACTCTGTTGCATAACTAATACCATAACCTTCACGTTCTGTACTAGTTCTTAGTAAAGCATCTATAATAACTGATCCATCTACTCTTCGTCTAGGACTAGCTTGTAAAGTAAAAGCAGGAACAGGAGGAACCGTAAGAGAAGATTGTATATCTGTGTACGCAGTAGGTTTATAATCAATAAATGTATCAGAGTCTACATATACATTAGAAATATATTCTACACTAGCTATGTTAACTTCATTAGTATCCATTTCTCGTTCAACTTGAGTTACTTTAAAAAGTTTATCGCTTTTAGCGCCATATATATTATTATCTTCTTTAACAAGTTCTCCAAAAGTCCATAGGTCTCCTTTTTGGGGTACATTATTAGCAGTAAACGCAGTATAACTATCCCAAACTTTAGTAATAGGATTAAATCTCTTAATAGGATTTACTGTAGCCCTATCACTACCTATAGTTACGTTATCAGTAGTACTTAGAGCAAAAGCAGTGTTTGATACTAAGTATAAATCAATTCTATCACTAGCTGCTTTAATTACTCGTAAAGTTAATGCCCCTGTATTAGCTGTAAAATCAGTACTGGCTAGAGAAGGCACTGTATAATGTTCAAGATATACGTTAGTATTAGAAGAAGCCACAGCAGAATTTTTTTCTATTTTTCCTCCAAAACCATAAGCTATACCACTTGCTTGAAAAGCTACAGCTATTACGTCTCCAGGAATTAATTGTAAAGCATCTACACTTGTAGTAAAATTAGCTGTTCTTTTTAAATATCTAGAAGCAGCTATTTGATACTGAGCAAATCTGAGTGCTTGACTTCTTCTAGTCACTCCAGCAAGATCAAGTGCCATAATATTTTCTATTTCTGTTTTTCTAATACCGTCATTACTACCTAATTGATCAATACGTACTGTTTCTCTTTTAAAATGATTGGTAGGGTCTACATAACTAACATCAACTCCTGTTAATATTTCGCTTTCTTTATTTCCTCCTATTATAAAACTACTTTCTTTTATGTTAGTTTCGTTAAACACCATAACAGGAGTTTCATCAGGTAGGTCACATGCTAGAGTAATTTTACCGTGAGCATATATTAATGCTCCTCTAAAAGAAGAAGCTAAACCATTTAATGTATCAAATGATTGAGCTTGATCTGCTATAGTAATATCTAGAGTAAATCTTCTTTCTTTAATTTTTGTACCTTGTGCTAATCCAAGTTGATTCTCTCTAACACTTGTAAAAGTATTTCTAGGTTTACTTCTAAAAGAACCATCAGCTATACCATCTACGCCTAAAAAATTACCAGTAGTAAAATCACAAGCATCACAGTATTGTGCTATTTGATAAAATCTATATTTATCAATATTTTTTTCAGGTATACTTAAACCATAAGTTTTATTAGTTAAGATGTCATATATAATCCAAACAGGATTTTGAGACCAAGAGTAAACAAAACTTCCATCCCAAGTACCTTTATATAAATTTATAGTAGAACTAGTTTGTACAGATGTTCCTGTTTGTTGTAGATAGTAACCAGCAGTCGCTGCACTAGTAGAACCAGAAGCAGGAACTTCTATATGTCTCCAGTCAATCTCTCCATTAGCTAAAGTAGGTTGATTATAGTTAGAAGGCACTCTAAGTACTAGCCCCTTTACTAGAGAAGTAAATCTAGGTATACCATTATGCTCATTACTGGCTTTCATAGCAAAACCTATATGTGCTGTTCTAGGATATGCTTGTGGAGAGTTTTCAATCTCATTCCAACCTAGTAAACTTACATCATCAGTTGTACCAGAACTAGTAGAATCTCCAGATGTTTTTGTTACTGTAAATTTATATCCATTTACACTTTTACTAGCTTCGGGTATGTTAATCTTTACAGTAAACTTAAAAGCAGCAGTTGTTTTACCATGTATATTTCTACTTCCAGAAGCAATTACTGTACTACCAGTACTATCAAAAACTCTAATAGCTACCGATATACTATGTCTTAGTACATCACCATCTTTTGTTATTTTTTGCAGTGATCCTATTTGAAAAACAAATTCTAGAGCATCCCAATCTTTAGAAGAAGTTTCTTGTAAAGTTACACCATTAGCAGGAACTCCCGCACCACCATTTTTTAATCCTACTGGTGATGCAAAATTTTGAGGAGTAATAGTTGTTTCGCCAAATACCTCTAATCTATCTTGTACAGTTGTTCCAGTAGTAGATAGAGTTTTAAATTTAGAAAAAGACTCTTGTCCATCGCCATCTATATTAATAAGATCATCAATTGATCCATCACTTAATTCTATATCTTGAGGACCATTAGAGTTAATTCTATATACAGGACCTTCTCCTAATCCTACTACTACAAAAAGAATATCAGTAGAAAATAAACTTTGTGGATCTTCTATAGGATCACGAGGTGCTGATCCACCTCCCTTACCGCCTTTTGCTCCTTGTATTTGTGGTACTAATGTATTAGAATAATTAATAAAATTTCTGTAGGCCATTACCCACTCCCAAACTGGTTTCCTACTTGAATAGGATCACCGCTACCATGTGATGTAGAAGATATATAGCCACTTAAAAATTGACCGCCAACTCTATTATAACCATATATTAAAGCAATAGGAGTACCACTTGTAGAACTATTAGTTAAACCACCAAACATACCATTTTCTCTTACCGTAGAATCTGTTTGTTTACTGGATCTTGCTGCAGGAGACTTAACCATCATAGATGTAATAGCTGATATAGCTAAGTTAAGTCCTATTGTTTTCATAACACTCATAGCAGTAACACCTGCTTTAGCAGTACCCGCAACAACAGTAGCACCACCAGTAGTAACTGCTGTTGTACCTGCCATAGAAGCTGATGCAGATGCTACTGCAGCAGAAGTTTGCAGGGCAGCTATAGCATAAGGAGCTGCTACAACAAGTGCCATAAATAAAAGCATATTTCTAAAACGTTTACCGCCCCCACCTGATATATTAGGGACTAAGTGTACAGTATCTCCATCTTTAAATTTTTTAACTTCTAACATATCTTCAGATATTTCTTTTAAGTTACTATCAAGTAGAGAAAAAGCCTCTTCAGATTCTCCAGAAAGTATCTGAGTCATATATTTAGCAAATTTAGGATGTATACCTTTAAGATATAATATAATATCAGTAGCTACATAAGCTTCAAAAGTATATGTTTTTTCATCAAAGAATTTATTATAAGCTGAATGTATTTTAAGATTAATTAACAAGATTTTCTTCCTTAAACTCATCAAATATGAGTGCGTCTATATCGTGGTCTAGCCAGTATATATAAAATTTATTATTAAATCCTACTAAAAATTTATATTCCTGAAAAGCTGCACTTACTTTATCTTCTTTACTGGGTATTGGATTTTCGTCTCCAGGATGTGAATGAAATATGCCCCATATATTCTCGTCATTTCTAACTAAATCTGCAGGGTCTAATATAAAAGTTTGTTTAGGCATGGGAGATACGTTTGTACAAGGAATATAAATAAAGTCTTTAGTTATGATACCTACGCACTCTTTAGGGTACTCTAACATTGAATGCGCATTCATATCTTCTTTTAATTTTATAAATCTTTCCATCTATACACCCCCGTAGTATATTGTTTATAGTAATTTCCATAAATAGAGACCCAGCTTTTATGCTTAATCATAGTTTGTAAGATTTTATTCCTATCAACATACAATGCACAATGATTTGTAACATTAGTAGATCCTAGACTCATAGTTATTATATCATAAGGTTTAGGTTCTCTAACTCTTCTCCACCCAGTCTTTTCATTTGCATTTATTTCAAAGAGTCTTTCTTGAGTTTTACTATACCAATCTTCGTCTACTATTTTACAAAAATGATCTGTAGTGTAAGGAATGTCTATATTTAATTCATGTAGATATACATATTTACAGAGATTAAAGCAGTCAATCCCTGTTTCTGTATTATTACCTAAATGTAAATACGGAAAATCTTTGTATTTATGATACCAAGCTGTCATGTCTATAAATCGAATGTATACTTTCTATCCAATAATCTGATAGAGTCTCCACACGCGAAATTCCCCCTTCTTCGATGTGTAACATTTTGGAAGGCATTAAGTACATACCAAAATGTATTATTAAATTTGTTTTTTCTGACTTAAATGCTATTACATCATAATCTTTAGCGTTTGTCAAACTTACTTTTTTAGCACATTGAGCTGCCCAACTATCTATACTAGTTGTAGTAAATTGTTTAATCCAGTGTCTAGAAACAGGGTAATCTGGTAAAGAGAATTGTAAATTCAATTCTAAAAAATAGAAATTTTTAATTAGTGTTATACAATTTATATCTTCATATGAGTGATATAAACCTAAATATTTTTGTACCATGAGCAAAACTCCGGAAAGGTATCTGTAAAGGATTCTTTACGTAGTATATCTAGTCTTTCAGTTTCTTTTTTAAATTCAGGTAGTAAATAAGAATCATCAGTACTAACCATAAAAGATAGCCAGCTCTTAATTTGTTCTAGATCATGTAGACTTAAAAGTGCTTTATACTCTGTAGTAAATTTTTTATAAAGTTGTATTACATCTTGTTTAGACTCTTTAGGTAGGCAAGTAACTTTTTGATATATAGGCTCTATCAAAGTTGTACCGTAGAAATAAAAATTATTACGTTTACACCATAGTATTAAATCAGGCATAGATGTTATACTATATATACTTATAACTGCACTTATAGTAGTTATATTGTCTTTAAACATAATAGCATGTTTTTCAAATTTAGACCAGGATAATCCCTTCCTAGAATACTCTACGCGACTTCCATAGCCATCTACACTAGGCCATAAAGACACTTTTTTAAAGTTACCCCATAGTTCGGGAAGATTATATTTTTTAAATTTATGATAACTTAAATTTGTATTATAACTTAGGTGTATATTTTTAGCATAACCAGATTCTATAAGTAATGTAAGCATCTTATAGTGACCTTCTTGTATAAAAGGTTCACCCCCTGCAAAATATACTTCTTCTAGATCAGGAATAAATTGTGGAACATCTGCCCAAAAGTTTTCATTATCAGTATAGTAGTCCATAGTTTTAGACCAACCTGTTTCTAAAGTATCTTTATACCAACTAGTAGAGGCATCAGGACCACACATTCTACATTTAAAGTTACACAGATTACCAAACCTAATATCTAGATAAGTAGGTTTATTATCTAAACTTCCATCTTCATTAGTTTGAGATTGTAGATATACATCTTTAGCAAATCGTTTATTTACTTGTAATCTGTTACTACCACTACCTTGTTTTTCTTTATCATAACATGCTTTTATACATTCTGTAGGTATTTTATTTTTCAAAAAATCTAAACGTGTTTTTTTATATTGAGCACTATTCCATATATCACCTAAGGATTGATCATAGGTTCCTACTATAGTAGTATCTGTTTGAAATTGTGCATGACAGCATAAATAAAAATTACCAGTTAATCCTCCAAAAATATGCATCCAAGGAAGTATACAACCTTTAATTTTATTGTTTGGGAATTGTACGTCCTGTTGCAGGGAAGCCTCCAAAGTGTATAGAATTATTTCTAATAGTACAAGCTAATATATTCTTACCACATATATCACCTTCAGGTCCAGATGCAGTTGTGTTATCAACACCAATAGGATTATTATTAGCAGTAAGAGTAGTACCAGGTATAGTACCACCTGCAGGACCAGGATATTGACACTCTTCACCTTTGTATTGCCATTGACAGGTATTTTTATAATATTTACGTCTGGGAGTTACTTGTTTAAAATATTGCAACCAAGTAACTAAATTAAAGGATGCTACTTGTGGTCCTAATTCTTCTAATTGATCTATTTTAAATCTATCTTCTATATAAGATTCTGTATCTACATCATCATTAATAATATAAACTTCATCTCCTACAGCAGTATTTGACTCTAAAGGATTTGATAAGAATAAAAATCTATTTTCTTCTATACTTACTACAGAGGCATTAGTAGATCCTTTTATGGACTTTACAGAGTCTCCTACTCTATAAGGCATAGCATTATAAACTTCTATAACATTTCCTGTAAGATATTTAATGGAACTATGTTCGGGCCATACATCTAAAAAATTAGCAAAAGTAGTTTTAATATTAACTACAGCCCCTGATAGATCTCTAGAATCAGTTTTTAAGTCTTGCCAAGTTCCATTAGTAAGTTCTGTCTGATCTTTAGTATAGGAGGCATTAGATTGTCCATAGGTTCCTTCTATAGTAGCACTATAAAGTAAATTATTAGCTCTTGCTCTAGTTAAGGTATCAAAAGCAATTTCTCCAGCATTACCTACTTGTGCAGGAGTAAAGTTAATAGTTCTAGGATCAATACCGTGACAAGGTATACCATTAACATTAGCTACACAAGAATTACTAATATTATTACCTACAATATATGGATCTTCAACTATTGCTGATATAATATTGTCTACATTAAATACTGTTAAAGTAAGTTCATTAATTTGGCCATCAGTTGCTTGACTAATACTAGATATATCTACAGGAAAAGGTATATATGAATCTCCATCATAAGTTACATTATATTGTAAATCAGAAACTAAATCTCCTGCTACATCTGCAAATTTTATAGGAAAATTAGTGGGCCAAGCCCTACCCTCTCCATCATTAGTAGGATTACCTTCAGGAGTGGTAGGAAACCACTCTCCTGGATAATATATTTCATATAACCTTACTATAGGATTTTGTGTAAATGCATTTTTTGCTGCTATAAATGGGCTAGGAGCCTGTGAAGAAATAGTAGTACTACCTGTAATTTGTTCACTAGACCATACATTTGACTGAAACGGTACAGAAAGAGTATTTAATGCTCCATTAGCATTTTTACTTATCACAGCTGATTTAGATTGTATAGTTTCATTAGTATGAAATTCTTGCAGTACATTATTTAATTTAATTTTTAATTGATCAGTAGTTACATTAACATTAGCTATAAAACCTACGGTCCCACTGGCAGATCCTACAATAGAGTTACCAGGTACAAAAGGTCCAGCATCGGCAACAGTTAAAATTACATCGTAGTTTCTAGCACTCATTAGTCAAATGTCTCTTTCAAATTAAAACTCACAGTAAAAAAATTCTCTGTCAAAGCTGTTCCTGCAGATAAAACTTGAGTTATAGCTAAAGCTCCATCAAATCTTGTAGTTATTATACCACTCTCATTTAAATGTGACAAGTCAAAACTAAAAGATTCAAATGTTCCACTTCTAGCATTATAAAAATTCTCAATAGCAGTTCTTTCTACTCCTGTAATATTAGTATACTGTAATTTATAACTACGAAGAGGTCTTCTAGACTGTAATCTTCTTTTTTCATAACCAGCTTGAGAAGTAAAAGTTTCTACACCGAACACTTTCTCAGTAGAAAAACCCGCATCAGGTTTTCTATCTGCCATAGAATTAAATCTATCAGTTTCTGTAACTTCTGCATCAAATACTCGCACAGATAAAGTATCTGCAATATCTGAAGCGCCTAAAGGCGCTCCTCCTATAACAGTAGCAGTAGTAGGAAAAGCTTGACCAGGTGCAGTAGCATCTCTAAGTTTAGCTACTTTTGCTAAACGCATATATTCCATTTTACCTTTAAAACGTTCTTGACTCGCAGCAGATCCTCCAGCTACTGCAGCATTAGCTCCTATAACTAAAGGACCAGAAGAAAATTTATTAACACTAGGAGTATATGCTACATTACCTACTAAAGAATTTTGTACATATAAACGAAGTCTAGAAGTTACTTTATCATAGGATACCGCTACATTATAGGTGGTTCCTCCATTACAGTTACCTCCATATACTTCTGTCATTGTTCCTTCATGATTTACCACGAATCCTACGTTAGAATTTGTACCAACAGTTCTTAACATATAGTAGTTAGAAGAATTTTGAAAACGAGATAATAAAGTTTGGTTTGCACTCATACTAGCACCTGAATCAGGTGTTACTATAGTATCAATAGTAAAAGAAGTTTCTTCTCCCACAGCAAAGTCATCACTAGAAGCTGTGCTTATATATTTAGTAGCATCTAGTACTACATTACTTGCACTAAATGTAGCAGATCCTGAGTTTATAGCTACGGTATGTGGAGAAGGACTTATATCTGTTAAGTTAGAAGCAAAATTAGTTAAAAGTTTAACAGCGCTGTTATCGCCTATATCTATACCATTACTGCCTAAAGCTGTAGAAGGAAAACTATAAGCAGATTCTTGTTGAAAGATACCACTAACATATACCATAAAGTCACTACTAGATGTTACATTGACACCTGCAGGAAGTGAAAAAGATTCTGTTATACCATTAAGGGTAAAGTTATTACCATTTACAGTTACAGTAGCACTAGCATAGTCTTGACCAACTACTTTAGGGAATTTTCTAAGTACTCGAAATGTACTAGGAAATGATATAGTTTTTATTATTAATTGAGTAGCATTGGGAGCTATTAAAAAAGTAATAGAATCACCACCAGCTGCTAAACTATAAGAACTAGTAGACTGTAAGACTCCTTCTTGAAAAGCAGTAACTTCTCCTTTATTAGTAACAGTACTAGGTAACGCAAATTCTCTAGTAGTACTTGTATTATTATATGTAATAGCACCTATAACAGAAAAAGCTGTTATAGGGGCTATAGCATCATCAGGGTAAGTAGCGGTACTCATAGTTTATTTCCTTATCAATTTCTCATGGCTTGTCTAATAGGTCCGTTAGATTTTAAATCACGCATAACAACATCAATAACAATTTTATCTGTATCAATTTTAGGTGCACCTTGCTGTTCTGCTGACTTTGGTTCGCCATTGTTAACAATATTAAATTGTACGTTACCCATACCACCAGCACCAGTAGCATTCATTTGACCTAATCTACTTTGTCCAATAGACTTAGCAGCTGATTTA